CATCGTTTTTCTCTTGCACCTCAACCATTTCCTCAAGCCAACCATGCCCGAAAATCTGGACATCATTATCGATAATCATGGCCAGGTCATCCGTCACGGTTTCCAACATTCGAGAGAGGGCGGGTCCATGCTGGACACGTTCCTTGCCTTCGATGAGGCGGATCCAGCCCATGTTTCTGATTTCCCTGAGATAAACCAAGTCCTGATAAGCCGATTCGTCTGTCGCATCATCATAGACAAGGACCCGGTGCGGATAACGGGTATATTTGCGGATGGATTCTATACATAGGGCGATCGTATCCCCGGACTGAAGGTTTGTTATGCAAATTGTGACCGACTTCATACTTCTTTCCTTAACAAGGCGAGCCTCTCATTCACTTTGGCCAGTGTCTCCACGACATAAGGATGGTCAGGGCGATGCGAGTTCCTGTCTATTCCGCCATACCAATGGATGTAGGTATTCCAATAATTATCGGGCAAGGCGAGCATCCGCAATCCTTTCGGATTATCGAATTGGAGCCGTTCATAAAGTGTCCAGCCTGTGTCACAAAAGACAAGTGGCGGATCATGCTCCGGTTCTTTCGGTGCGGGTTGTCCGGCGAAAACCTCTTTCCGACTGAATGTCTCGAATGGAACCTGCGCCAGTTCCCAGGTGTTGTCTGGATAAAATTCCCGATAAAGGCGCATATTCAAGAGCATCATATTCGGCCAATAATTAGGCGTTATCCAGCATTTGTCGAAATGGTTTCCCCCGCCCCTGAACCTGGCCACGCCGATATCCTTCTCCGGGTCTTTAATCATGTTGACTAGGACGGTTATCCAATCAGGCCGCAGGATTTCAGAGCTGGAATTGAACAGGAATGCATAATCGCTTTTCGAATTCCCAACGAGAAGTTTCAAGTTTTCGCCGTGTCCATATTTCCTATCCTGGCTGTCATTCTCGATGAGCCGGATATATCCGAGCCGCGCCATAATCTGAAGATACTCAAGGCGCTCGCCAGTATCTTTCATCTTCGGCAGGGGATGGGGTTCGCAGGCCCGGTTGTTTGCCGCCCGGCTATTATCACAGACCGTGATGACATAATCCGGATAATCTGTCCGCTTCAGGATGGATTCGACGGTCAGGCATACGGCATTCCATGTGAACCGGTTTGGGATGAGGATATCGACCTGTCCGTTCATGTCCTCTCCAGAAAATAACGGAGCCGGTTCAAACCCTCATCGAGTCCCACGGTTGGATGAAATCCAAATGCCCCACTATCCGAATAGAAATGATTGTTTTCTATCGCTTCGCCTTCATAAACAATGTCCGGCTTGATATGGAATATTCGACCTGCGTGTTGGACAAGTTCGGTGATGGTCAACGGTTCGCCGGAATAGAGGTCAATCGTTTCGTCCCAAATCTTTCCTTGAATCAATCGCTTGACCGCTTCGCAGGCATCCTCAATCCACATGGCGTCGATCAGGTTCTTGCCGTCACCGCAAACATTAAACTTCGGTTCCTTGGCGATCCCGAACTGCCATGCCAGCCGGGAATAGATTTTTCTGTCCGGTTCATATGGCCCATATGCCCCGAAGAAGCGGACAATGACGAGGTTCTTAATCTTGCCCAATTGCCGGTAGAAACGCAGATATTGTTCGGCTGCCAATTTCGCCACGGCATAAGGTATTGATGGACTGATAGCCATGGATGGATTGACCGCCCCGGTATACCCCTCATAGACGGCGCCGGATGAGAAATAGATGAACTTCTCTATCTGGGCGCAGTCGATTAGGCGCAGGAGCGGAACAAGGCTATTCTCGATATCGAATATCGGATTCTCTGCCGAGATTGCCGGATTGCCGTTCCCCGCAAGATAAACACAGACATCATACCGGCTCTTGCATATCTGCTTTATATCGGAGGGCATGAACATCCGCATGGCCTTGACGTGGAACAGTTTGTTGGCAATGAGGAATTTGCTGAAATCATCCTGGTTCAGGCAATAGGTTGCCGTGATTTGGCCGGACGCGGGAAGCGACAGAAGAAGATTCTTTCCGATGAACCCCGATGCTCCGGTTATTAAAATCCTCATAGATGCTCTCTATACCATTCGATTGTCTTAACCAGGCCATCTTCAAGCCCGACCGAAGGATTGAATCCGAAATATAACCGCGCCTTGTCGATATTCGGGACGCGGAGATGGACATCCGGCATATCGCTTTTGGCATGAACGATTCCGGCTTTACTCCCCGTCATGTTTATAATCATCTTGGCTAGATTATAAACTGTCAGTGTATTTTGCGGGTTTCCAACATTGAAAACCTCTGAATCCATGCTCTTAAAATCGAGAATCGCCATGATCGCATCGACAAAATCCGAAATGTAGCACCATGACCGGATTTGAGTTCCGCCATTATAGACCGTGACTGGTTCGTTCCTGAGCGCCGAGATAATCATGTCGTGAATCGCGCCTTCCCCGACCTGGCGCGGGCCGAAGATATTGAACGGCCTGACCGTCACGACGGAGATCCCGTTCTCTTTGCCGAAATTCTGAGCTAGGTGTTCTGCCGCCAACTTGCTTACGGCATAAATCCAGCGCGATTCTGTCGCCGGCCCCTGGCTCGTCGCCCCGGCCTCCGGTTCATCATAGACCCGGGGGCCATAAACCTCCGAGGTCGAAAAGTTAATGACCAATGGGACATGATGATCTTTTGCCGCCCTCAGCACATTCATTGTCCCCACCAGGTTCACGTCCATTGTCCTGGCCGAGTTCTTGTTGACCGAACGGATCCCGGCGATTGCCGCGCAATGGATGATGACATCGACCCCGAGCGCCATGCCTTTTAACCGGTCATAATCGAGAATGTCCGCCTTGACCTTGAATACATCCGGTTTGGCAAGAAACCTGAGTGCATCACGCTCAAATGTATCATAGATGGCGATTTTCGCCTTCCCGGCCAGCGCCTCGATAAGGTGTGAGCCGATGAATCCGGCCCCACCTGTTATCAGAATCCTTCTCATGTCTTGCCCCGGTATTCGTCCTCGAGGATACTCATCACAAGGTAATCGTGGTATTTGCCATCACGGAAAATGGCATCCCGATATTTCCCCTCCAGTTTGAATCCTGCCCTGGAGTAGAGATGGATCCCGACATCGTTAAAATCAAGGACGCAGAGCCAGACGCGGTGCATATTGAGATAGTCAAAACAGTATTTCAGGATTGCCGCATAGGTTTTTGTCCCAAACCCCTTGCCCCGATGCTCCGGTGCGATATCGCAGCCAACCCGGATTGAACGGTTGAGCCGATCTATCTCATCCATGCGGATGAAGCCAAGAAATTCGCCTTCGATTGAATTTTCTTGCTTGAAAATTTGCTTGAAGATAACATGATATTGTTTATCTTCACGGCCTTTAATAGACAAAAACCAATCTATCTGTTTATCCTGGCTGATGTGGCGGATATCCGTCAGATTGATCCATGTCGTCATGTCGTTGCGGACGGCTCGAAGGCGCTCCAAGTCCTTTTCCTCAATCGGGCGGAACCCTATCTCTCCATGCCAGAACATCAGAAATTCCCATCCCATCGTTCAATCAGGTCCATGATATAATCCCGGTCATCCTGACTGAGCCACCAGCCAACGGGAATCGAGCATTGATGCCTCTCGAATTCATCCAGGCCGGGGAGCGGCCCCCGTCTGGCCGATTTAAAACAAGTATGTTTATCGTTCCGCGCATGGACGCGGCTTGTCTGGACGCCGTTATCCATCATGTATTGGATGAACCTGTTTCTATCATCAATGAGAATCGTATAGAGCCAGAACGAGGAAAGCCGGTCAATATCACGCCTCAACGGCTGGCAATGAATGATTCCCCGGTCATCAAATTCATCATCATATTGAAAGGCATTGCGGCGGTGGGCGAACAGAACCTCATCCACGGTCTTGAGTTGTTCAATCCCTATTGTCGCGGCAACGTCATTCATGTGGAACTTGTAGCCGTATTCCAGGACGTCTTCCTCGCACCGCATATCCCGACGCGGTTGATCACGGTCTATGCCATACCAACGAAGAAGTTTTCCCCGGCGGTAATCATCAATATGCTTGCAGGCCAGCGCCCCGCCGTCGATTGTGGTTAGGTGCTTTATGGCCTGGAATGAGAAGCAGGTAAAATCCGAGAGTGATCCTATCCGTTGCCCCTTATAACAGGCGCCGAAGGCATGGGCCGCATCCTCGATGACCTTTATGCCGTGTTCTTTGGCTATGCCTAAAATCTCATCCATATCGCATGGCGTCCCGCCCCAGTGGACGCAGATGATTGCTTTTGTCTTGGCCGTTATGAGCTGGCGGATGGATTTGGGGTCGATGTTCCCCGTGTCCGGCTGGATATCGGCCCAAACGATTTGACCGCCTCGTTCCATGATCGGCATATTCGTTGCCGTGCAGGTCATGGGCGTCGTGATGACCTCGTCGCCCGCGCCCACGCCCGCGAGCCTGAGCGCAAGATGGATGGCCGATGTCCCCGTATTGACCGTCAAGACTTTATTGTTCGTGAACTTGTCGGCCAACTGCCGCTCAAACTCATCAACCTTTGGCCCCTGGGTAAGATAGCCGGAGAGGAGCGTTTCCGTAAGCGGTGCAATCACCAACTCTGGCATACGGACTTTAAAAAGAGGAATCATTCGCCCTTAATATCTTTCTTTAGGATTTGGCCGAGCCTGGGTTCAACCTCTCCTTTGTGCATGAGATAGGCGGGGGTGAGATAAGGACGCCCCTTCACAATTGTGCTGACGCCAATCCCAAGGCCGAAAAAAGACTCCTCTCCTTGTTTCGATTTCGCAAGATGCCCATATTCAACAGAAGCCGCATATTTCACATTAGTCCCGACAACGACAACCAATCCCCTCGGGCCTTGTGGCTCTCCAACACCGTCATTGATTTGGGCCTTGCCACCGGTTCGTCCCCGCGCCTTTCCGCTTTGTGACCAATTGGTAGAAAGAGAAGAACGGAGTCTTCCCGTTTTTACGGGGCACAGAAGTTTTGCATCCCGCTCAACCTTGAAACCGATTTCCTTTAGGACATCCTCACATGCCTGACGTTTGACAAGTTGCCATTTTTTGATGTTGGCAATGGCTTTCTCCACGCCCTCGATTTTGATGTTGATATTATTCGCCATGTGCAACCTCGGCCACATAGAGACGCTGGTATTTATTGACTTCATCCCAGTCATTGACGAGTTTGATATCGAATGTCCGGGTGCCGAAAAGAATCCTGTCGCCCTCTTTTATTGTGCTTTGATATTCGAGATAAACCTTGAAATCGGCAATGATCTTTTGTTTATCGTAGAGGATGGCCATCTCGTTGGAACTCAAGGCATTGAAACGGCATTTGACCCGGCGGAGGAGCGTCGCCCAGGTATTTGTATAGCCGCCCTGGTCATCGGTTGTGTCTGTCCGGCGCTGGATTGTGACCGATTGATTTAGAAGATTGCGGAAGCTCATAATTTCTCCCCCCGGAAATACCAAGTCGAATTTATGGTCTTTCCTTTCTTCTCCATCTCCTCATATTGCTTTTTCAGCCATTCAATGAGTTTCGGCAAATCCTCTTTCCGATAGCAAAACATATAGATTTCGGTTTCGTTCCGGTAATCGACTAAGATCATCCGACCACCCGCCTTTTGAATAGATCGAGTTCCTCTTTGATATCATCGGGCAGTGCCCGCTTGAAATCGCCGATGGTATATGAATAATCGCCGAGCGTTTCTGATTTTAGCGCCTGATCTTTTTTCTTCTGGTCGTATTTATATTTGACAAGCTCAAGGCAGGCGGCCTCGAGTGCATAGGGGATGGTTGTATAGCCTGCGGTATAATCGACGAAAACTTCCTGGCCGGACGTGAATCCTTCGGGATAATAAAGAATGCCGTCATTCCGCGCTTCTGGTGTTGATAACAAAAAATAATCTGTCAATTCCTCATTCGGAATTTCGAGATAAGCCAATGTCGGGGTCAAACAATACATGGCTGGACGGATGAGCAGGTCGGTTGCCTTGCGCGGGCCATAGGTGGAATTAAGGAGAGTCAAAACCCAAGCGGGCAATGCCGCATTTACGGCGGCGATAAAGGCATTGATGGTCGGATAAAGAGAGAGAACCACACTTGCCGCCGTTCCGTCTGATAAGAAACTGATCGATGTTGAAGTGATCTCAACCGAGGCATAGGTTGTGGCCGTCAGGTTCTTAACGGAGATGGCATTTGTTCTTCCCATAGAAACCCGGCTCACAGAGGTTACCGGATATTGATCCAGAACGAGCTTCTGATGGCCTTTGCCCCAATAGACCTCGCGTGTGTAGGCGCGAGTTTTGAACTTGCGGTTGCAGTAACGCTCAATAAAATCTATGGCCCGGTCAATCAGG